TCCTTAATAATAAAAATTACAGTTTTTTTCCAATATTATATTTTGCTTCAAGGTTCCAACTTTCTTTCTCTTTAAACGGTAATACCTTGATCTGATTTAGCGGCGCTACAGGTTCTTTGCTTTTCTCCGGATCGACTGTTGTTACAAGCCCCCACTGTGCTAACAAATTGACAATAGTGTTTCGTCTTGCTATATCTTCATCGCCAAAATTACTAGGCTTTCCATCAAGGGCAAACAGCTCCTTGAAATGAACAATGTAATACCTGCCTTGCTTATGAAGGATATGGCAAGATTGGTAAATTGTTTTGTTTTTGTGAGAGGCAACGCCAATGCGAGTAAGCGTTTCACGTATCTTTAGAAAGTCATCATCATCCGCTAGATGCACTTCCACCATTCTGTCTATCATTACGACCGCCTTTGTCTATTCTTTTTCTTATTTCGGTTATCTGATTATCAGATAGAATAGTGAGGGCTTGTCTTGCCTTTATATCGCTATATCCATAATACTCTTTAAGTACAGCCACGTCACCATCTTTCTGCTTCTTAGACCACTTAGCGAAACGCTTTTTGGGTCTAACACTATTTAGTAAAAAGCAGAATTGTGGCTTTTTATCTAGAAAGTGACGTGTGTTCATTTCATTAGCGACACCGATAGTGTCATTGTGATACGATAACGCGCGATTAGTTAGAAATGGCTCATACCCTTTCTCGGCCAATCGGTCGTTATCTGTACCTGTCATCAAGTCTTTCTTGTTGGTATTGATAGCATTAATATAATCAAACGGACTCATACAGTAGGAACCCATTCAATTGGCGCACCATACCATTCCTCAAAATCTTCAACGATTTCATCAAAATCCATTACTTCTTCGCTGTCCACCAAAGTCAACCATCCGACCATAGCATCCCAACAACTGGTTTGCATAACTGGGACGGTGTACGTTTCTTCTTCGAGACCGCGAATCGTTGTATTGAGTGCGCCATGGCTGAAGTCGTCATTTGCAATATCATAGCCTCTCAGTTCATACCATTCAGCAGGCAGAGGGGAAGAAGATAAACTATATGTATACATTTTTTTTTCCTATTTTGTCTTAGGTCAGTAACCCTAACGAATTAATATTACCAGCAATAATAAAGAAGCAAGTGACGATATGAACAATCCACCAAAACGTCCGTATCGCGGCTACAGCATTGGCTTGTCGGTCAGTCTCGCCGACCTTCTCGCCCAAACTCTTTGCCCATATACGCCACCATTTATGCATCAGCCGGTATTTCCTCGAGATTCAATCGTGCCAAAAACTGCATTCGCATGACGTCCATTACCACATCGTGTTTCGGATCATGCCCAACAAACTTCTCTTTCAAGCCGTCCGGAATAAACGTATTCTTGATTCCAGATCCGTATAACATCCCGTCGATAAACGACCGTGTATCTCTGATTGCCCACCATTGTGTGAACGGATCAGTATCGCCAGTTGCGTCAAGAATCGTTCTCAGGTAAATCGGATCAAACGTGTTACCGCGAGTCCAGACAGCTTTAGCCGCTTTTATGTTGAACTCGTTTGTCATCCAATCGTACAATTCAGAGATAGAAACATCTTCACTTGAAGGTTGCAATTGCTTCTGCGCTTCAGCTCCTTGTTTCTTCCACCAATCAAGCGTACTCTTTTGGATTGTTCGATCGTATTTAGTAACTTGTTCCTTTACGTCAAATTTAATCGTCTTGGTATTTTCAAGCAATTCTTCATAGGTATACCCAGCGCCCTGCTCAAACCGCGACGAATCAAACTCAAGGCACGCCAAACTGACGACAGCGCCAGTAAACATATTTTGGCTTAATGTTTCAAAATCATAAATTATACTTCTCATTTATTTCCACTCACTGTCGATCATCATTTCTGTCATCATCGCCATCATATTGATTTCAGGGTCTGCTGCGAATGCAGCTTTATACTGATAATCGGCGAGGGTCACTACAAGCTGCGGAACACTATTGGGCGTGACATAATCATGCGCTGTATCGTAGATTTTACGGAACACAGCAGACGTATCACCGTCGGCGTTTTGGGCAACCCACTTACGAACTTTGGTGAACTCTTTGGCTTTCATTGACGCCATAAGTTCCTTCATCCCAAGCTCGGAGAAGTTGACCAGAATGCCAGCGTCGATCTTACCTGTGGCCGAATATCTCTGCAACTCATTGAGCACTCGACGGTTATCAGGAAAATGCTTCTTTACAACTTCAGCAACTGTCGCTTTATCATATTCAACACCCTCGCTCTCAAGAATACCACACACTCGCTTGAAGAACTCGCCAGCGAGCTTGGGTTTATCGTCAGGAGCCATCTTGAACTCAACAACAGAACACCGCGACCGTAGAGGCTCAATAATCTTGTTAGAGAAATTACAAGTCATTATGAATCCGCAGTTAGCACTATATTCTTCCATAAAGTTGCGAAGAGCTGGCTGGACTGTTTCGGCATTAAGATAGTCGGCTTCGTCTAGAATGACATACTTTCTGCCACCCGCCAGTGACATAGACGAGGCGAACCCTTTGATCTTAGTCCGCAATGTATCAATTAGTCGACCTTCATCAGACCCATTGATTACAATATAATCACAACCCAGCTCTTCAAGCATCGCCTTGGCTATAGTGGTTTTGCCGACACCGGCTGTTCCGGTGAGAAGCAAGTTTGGAACATTCTTTTGATCAACAAATTGTTGAAACGTTTGTTTTAATGATACTGGTAAAATAGTATCAGAAACAGTTTTTGGTCTGTACTTCTCAACGTACAAGAACTCTTCTAACATCTTATCCTCCGTCTACTAATTCAAGATATGAGTCTGTGGGGATCACGTACCCGCACGACCTCAAGAATGTGGTCATTTCTTCTAACATGTCACCAAGATCAATATCGCGATCCAAAATAATGTGACGCTTTAGCGTGTTTACGGACGAACCATATTCACAGTTATAAGGATATGAGATAAACTCATACGCCTGTTGGTCGTCATGCATGCTTTTCCCCCATGACAAAATCTTCTCGAGTTATCGACTTCCAACCAGTTACAGTATCAACTCGGAATGAGCGCCAAGCCAACACATCACAACCATAAACAGCAATATTGGACGACTTCGGATCAATTGAACTGATGTCGATATTCCTACCAGTCTGTTCGGCAATGATTTCCGGTTGGAGAGTACACGGCATTATCCGAGTACCCCCATCATTAATCTTCTCGAAAGTCACTTCAACAAAACCAGCTTTCAAGTGTATGATCATATCATTGATATTCATTATTAACCTCCGTAGCTGCTGCCAGCTTCAGTTGCTACCCAATATTCAACACGCTCACCTTTAAAGTGAGAGATGCCCTTTGAAGATATCTGAACGCGATAGTTATCGGGGATAAACTTGAAGTTATCGGTCTTAAACACGAATTTATAATCGACATCGGATTCTGTGTTACAAACTGCCACAGAATACTCATTAGTTGACGGATTCTTTGTGTCAGTAGCAACCAAGACAACTTCATTACCCTCATTACGAACGGCGATTTCAGGCAGACCAAGCTGGTTGGCAGCGTTCACAACGTTCTTCAGAGTTTCGTTAGTCATATCGAATGTCACTTCAGCAGACGGCAGTACCAGATCTTTCTCGGGCGGCGCAGTTACCATTGACGGATCGGTGTATGTGTAGCTACATTTAGCAGAACCCTGAGAGATTTCAAGGCTTGACGTGCCAAAATCAATATCACCATTATCGAATAAGCTGTTCAGCCCCAAGAACTGATTGAGCTCATAGATAGCAAAATCAATAGGGAACGACTCGCCCACTACCGATGACGCCAAGATGTTCTTTTGCGGCGATACCGTCCGCAGGATGTTGCCTTCTTTAAATACAAGAGAAGGATTGATGGTTGAAAAGTTCTTCAAAACTTCGATGGTGCTTTCACTTAATTTCATTATATTATACCTTGTTTGAATCATTAGTTAAATTGTGTAAACGGTCATGCTCATAAAGAGCGAGAAAACTGTAATGAATTATCTTCATCAAATCTTTACGGTGATCAGACGGCGAACCTTTCTTTCCATATCTGCCATTATACTTGTCCACGTTACCCAGGAAAAAGCCGATGCCGTGTCCCCGATCAACTATCACCTCAGCTGACTGAAGACCACCTTGCCCATAATGGCCACCGTATGTCTGGTCAATATATTTACTGAACTCAGAGATCAGTACGTCTTCGCGAAACTTGTAATCTATCTCACTCATTTAAAATGTTTTCCTATTTCTTTCGCATCAGCTGTAGCAGATACGCCAAGTTGAGCCAAGTCAGCCAAAGAACCGCCGAACGTATATGTGCCGGTATGCTTCAGTTTCATCCATGGACAAAGCCAAGTGGCGACATCAATGTCACGCATATACTGGCAGAACATATAATCTTCCGACAGATACCGTTTGGTTCCAGGGTCAATCAACGCTTGGAAGTACATCATAATCTCGCGAGAACCGTCAAAGTTTTTCGTCCGGACATGGTCAGGCAGATAACTGTAATCAGGATATGCCTTCTCAAACTTCTCAAAAGCAGAGCGCTGAATCATCATAAAACCAGTGCCGCCTTCTAAAACAGAAGCAGGTGTGCCGATATTAATCTCACCCGAACCGTCTGCGGGATTGAAAACATAATCACCAACAAACTTTTCAAGATTATTGGGGTTGTCGTCAGCGTAACCTTTCTCGACAGCGCGTTTGATCTTTTCCCAAGCAATTGCCTTTTTGGGATATGGACCGCACATAATCTCTTTCTTATCTTCGGCATCCGGATCCATCATAGCTAACAGCGATATAACATCATGAGGATCAAACCCAATATCCGAATCAATGAACATCATGTGAGTATAATCGCCTCGCATAAACTCATCGGCGCAATAGTTTCTGGCGCGTGTGATCAGCGATTCATTAAACATATAATAGAACTTCAGTTCAATCTCATAAAGCGCACAAAGTTTAGCAAGGTCGGCACAGGACTTGGCATACATCCCGTGACATTGACCGCCATACATGGGGGTCGCGAGAAGAATACTTCTCTTCCGCAACACATCCAAGGATACTTCAACATTACTCATTCATTATTTCCTTTTGTCAATTCAAATAGTATTATAACATAGTAAGGCAAAAAAGTCAACTCTTTTATACCTCTAGAACGGAGCTTCTGGATGAGCGGTTTCACCTGCTTCAAAATCATCGTCCAAGTTCACATCAGCGTCAATCTTGCTATACAAGTCATTGAAAGAAGACTTTGTATCCTCATCAAAGCGATTGATACACATAGAGATAGCTGTCATACGATCCGAAAAGATCTTATGGGCTTTGGCGATATGAACCAAACGGCGAGTCGAGATCAAATCGTCAATACCGCCATCAAAGAATGTCTTGCGGATAATGTCAGCCCAGTCGGTCAGCTTGTCAATAAACTCATAATCCGTGATACCAAGGTCTTCAAAGACAGCCTTCAGGATACGCTTCTCAACAGCGGGAGTAGGATAATCCTGCTCAACCGTCACTGGGAAACGCTCAAGGAATGCCTCATTCAGCACGTTAGTACCGATAAAGCGACCGTCGTCAGATCCTTTACCCTTGGTGTTAGCAGTAGCGATTACTGTAAACCCAGCGGCAGGTTGAATGTACTCACCGGTCTTCTTGATAAAGTACCCTTTACCCTCAAGGATAGACTGAAGACACATGATCTTGGCAGGATTGCCCAAGTCGATCTCATCGAGAAGCAGGACAGCGCCCAGCTCCATAGCTTTGATAACTGGACCTTTGAAGAAGCGAGTCTCGCCTTCAACCAGTCGGAAGCCACCGATCAAGTCATCTTCGTCAGTCTCGACGGTGAAGTTGATACGGATAACATCGCGCTTCAGCTGGGCACACGCTTGCTCAACCGAGAACGTCTTGCCATTACCAGAAAGACCAGTAATGAAAGTCGGATAAAACATACCAGAACTGACGACTTTCTTCAGCGTATTGAAGTTGCCGAACGGAATAAACAAAGGATCCTTCGCAGGGACAAGGTTCTCAGTGAACCCATCAGTCTTCATGTTAAGATCAGCGACCAGCTTATTTGGCTGAAGCGCTGGCGCAGCGACCGGAGCGGCAACCGGAGCAGTTCCTGGCAGGTTATACTTGCCATAAGATGCGCGCAGTTTTTTATTAAAGAACGCTCCAGGAGCGCCTTTCCAGCCCAACTCATGGGCAGCGCCGTGGATAGCGGCGGGAGCGTTCGGAGCATCGCCGAAACGTTCTGTCAAAATTTGGGTGAGAAGTTCAACTTTTTTGGAATATTCCATGTTTGAAGTGTTTTCTACGGTCATAATCAATTCTCTCTCAGTTCTCAATTTATACAGGTATTATACTGGATTTCATCAATAAAAGCAAGCGTTTTTCCATTACTTTTAGTTATAGTCGTTATTCGTTCCACTTATGACACCATTCCTATAAAGTCACTCAACATCTTACGAGATCCCTTTCTAGAATTATTGGCTTTTTTGAAGGCAGTTCTCAGGACTGCTTTTGAAGCGCCTTCCGCAATCTCGATATCACTGTTAGCAGTTTGAAGATTCGTGCCGCCAGCAAGAGCATAAGCACGGTCGTAACCAGTTGAAGACGGTAGAACGATATACTTCTCTTTCTTCAATTCTTTGTGAAGAGTTTCTTTCACTTCCCAAGAGATTTGCTGAGGCAGGTTATACATGAAATCCCTTCTGCTCAACCCGACGATTCTATAGCCGATAGTCGTTGAGCCAGTTCTTTCGCGATACATCTTGAGCAGAACAGCAGTCTGTAGACCTCGTGGACCCGAACAACGATAACGTTTGTTGGTGACAGGGTCAACGATAGTCAAAACGCGATAGTTTCCTCTACTACAAAATTTGTCAGACAAACGGTCACCATGATTGCCCATATGCATCGGGAAACTATCACCATCAGTCAAGAAGATAGTGTTGATGACGTCAGCTCGAGTTCTCGATTTGAACATATCATGCACCTTCATCGCAGCAACAATCGCATCATCCAAAGGAGTCCCGCCAAGCTGAAGAATGCTAGGCGGCTGCCAGCTTTGCGCCCAGCGGCTGGTGAATGCAGTACCAAGAGCCAAGGACAGATGACACGCCTTGAGGAATTCAGATCGCTTCATCTTATCGCTAAACAATTCGATAAGTTTGAATCCATCAGCAGTCTTCAGCGTGTTTTCATCGGCGGCATAATCGGCAAAGTTGCCCATATATCTACCACGGTCAGTGAACGCAAAGACTTGGTATGGGATACTCGTTTGACGACAGAAGTGGACAATATTCATCATTTGATCAATTGTATTCTTCATATCACTAGCCATCGAACCAGACCAGTCTACATACATAATCATTCCGTGATTCTTTCCGTCCTGAGTCACATTAACTTTTCGGAAAATATCATCACTGTACAAGTAGCTGTTCATCTTAACAGAATCAAGCACACCAGTTTTTGAGACAGTTTGGCGGGAATAAGCAGCCGCAGACTTCTTCATCTCAAACTCTTTCACCATGTAATTGATTGACTTCTTGTTATTCTTTAGGAATTTACTATACGCGGCGGCACCGAGTTCAAAGCCTTTTTGGTGATCTTTCATAATGTCATTATGAAGTTCTTTGAAGCCGATAATCTTATCCAGAACTGGTTCGTCGTGGAGTTTGGCTTCAGTATAAGCCACTCCGCTATCATTGCCAAAATCATTGTCGATAGCGTTTCTTAATACTTCATCAGTTTTTGACGCGATAGAATCTTCAGCATTTCCGCTCTGACCGGCATTATCACCGTCACCATACCCGTCGACACCTTCACCGTCATCATCGCCACCGTCATCAGCGTCACCGTCACCTTCTTCGTCACCAGCGTCACCTTCTTGGTCGCCAGTATCTTCACCGGAGTCGTCGTCGCCGTCCGTTTGGTTCTCATAACCGTCTTGATCATCTTCGTCATCGGAAGAGTCTGGGCTTGGCATAAAGGAGTCGTCATCAGAAGACGAGTCAGGTGAAAGTGGATTATTCTTTTCATCGAATTCTTTTTGATCACCAAGCAAAGAATCGTAAAGGCGATCAGTCAATTCAACAACCTCTTCCCAAGTTTGAAGCGCCTCAATCTCAGCGATCCAAGGCATTTCAGATTTCTCGATACGAACGCCAGCAGAGCGACCGCATTTGAAGTAAGTATTGATTCGATCAATCAGACCATAAGTATTGATAGTCTCAAGGTCAGCTCCGAAGAACCCATCCGCAAGCATACGTTTGTATGAAGAAATAAACGAACGGCGGAGTCCTGGGTAACGAGCCTGAATCATTTTCTCGATACGGGCATCTTCAATAACATTCAAAAAGCCGCGATACGTCTCGCCTCTCTTTGACGCGCTCTCATGCCAACCAGCTTCAGGCGTATAGAGAGCGTGACCGACCTCATGGCCAACCAAGTGATCATAGGTATCAGACTCCATATTATCCCATATCGGGAGAGTCAAAACGCGATCGCGGACATTAAAAGAAGCGGTCTGACAGCGCTGGTGGCTGACTGTAACGTTCTCAGTAGCAAGCAAGCGAGCGAGGATCTCTTTAGAAGCAATATTCATGAACACACCTTTATTAATTTATAGGCGTATTGTAAAGCATTTAGAGGGTAATGTAAAGAACTTTTTAATCTTTTTTAGGAACTATTTGTTATATGAATAGAAATGCTTATAACTTTTGAGTATATGTAAGAGTTGAGGGCAACGAATGCTGCCCTCGGTTCTCGATATTACAGATAAGACGACGATGCTAATAATACAAAGATAGGAGCAACAACGTTGATTCCGATCACTAATAGTATTGATTGAGCAGCGAGTCCGATCTTTTGATAATCATGCTTTTTCATGAGTCTCTCCAGTAAATTGAATTAACAATCTACTGCTTCACTTCGACACTAAACTTCAGTATCTGATGCCCCAGTAGATCTGATCTCGATCTTCCTGGGTCTCCGCTCTTCAGGAATCTCAACTCTGGCACTTACCACGAGCATCCCGTCCTTTAAGTCGGCACCATCAATTACCACAAACTCTGAGATCCGGAAGGATTTCTCGAATTTGCGTGACGATATACCTTTATGAATATACTGTCTCTCGTTCGATACAAGAGGATTACCCTTAACAAGTACGATTCCATCCTTAACGGTGACATCCAATTCGTCCATTGAGAAGCCTGCGACAGCCATTTCAATGTTAAACCGTTCTTCGTCTATTTTTACCACATTGTGTGGTGGGTAATTATCTTGTGAGCGTCCTGCCCCATGGATTCGTTCAAGTTCATCGAAAAGATGCTCAAATCCAAGGAATAATGAGCGCGGGACATGCATACCTTTTATTGCGTTTTTAGTCATATTGACCTCCTATTGTGTTTTAGCAAGGTAATTGTAGGATTCCATAATGGACATCCGCAGTTATTTATAACAAGTTTTGTTACAAATTCTTTTTATCAGAGATAAATTTTGAAACGCTCATAAGGGATTGGTTTATCACCTGATGCATATCCAGATACTGGTATGTTCCGCAGCGACCAATAAACGACACCTTATCGTTCTTCTCATCTCTGTACATTTTATAAACTTCGTTCGCAACGCCACGAACGTCTTTGACTGGGTAATATCGCTCCATATTATTGCTTCGATAATCACAAGGATATTCATATGTCAAAGTTGTAGCTTCATCATTATTTCCCGAGTTGGGAAAGTTTTTCCACTCAGTTACTCTGGTCGGTCCAGTCGCCGTAGTGAAGTTGGTCGTAGCGGTTGAGTACATTTGCTTTTCCGGAAGAGTTACTGTCTCGAACCGAATACTGCGATATGGCAACTCGCCGTGCTTGTATTCATAATACACATCAATCGGCATACTGTTGAAGACGTGATCATAGTCAGCTTCCATACTCTTGGTGAACTCAACGCCGAGTTTGACGCTTATATTTTCATGATCAAAGATATTCTCGAATATTTTGGTGTATCCTTGATCCGGCATTGCTTGGAAATTATCATTAGGGAAATACAGTTGGTTGTAATCGCCGCGCACAGGAACACGCTCAAAGATCTTAGGATTCAAGTCTTCAATCTTCTTATCCCACATCTTCTCTGTATATGGGCGAAAGAATACGTCAATAACATTTTCTTTACCAATACGTTCTTGTGTTTCACGGTTCACCGGCAAGGTATAATATTCGCCATCGGTATGCTTCGCCAGCACCCTGTGCTTATAATCAACCCAACCGGTGAAGTTTGATAGCCATTCAACAACACGCTCGTTGTTGGTGTGGAAGATGTGCGGTCCATACTTATGGATGAGAATACCGTGTTCATTGGTATAATCATAAGCGTTGCCCGCAATATGGAAACGCGAATCAATAACCTCTACTTCATGCCCTGCTTCCGCGAGTTCTCTGGCGTAAACTGCCCCAGCGAACCCAGCACCAACAACTAGATACTTCATGCTAAATATTCCTCAACTTGTTTTCTTGTGATGGATTTATCCATCGGCTGACTTATATAATACGCTTCTTTCTGGAATAAAGCAAGTTTTTCTAGCTCATAATCAGTCATTCCTTGTATTTTATCACAAGTTAGACCAAGATACGGTTCGCCGAATATAGCGCCTTCTTTCTCTTCGCAGATCAAAATAGACCCAACATCAGCAGTTTGCTGCGGTCGTGCGCGCCACCAACCTGATCCAGCATGCCAATAACCCGCCATAAGGATACCCCAATGATCATTGAAGGTTGATACCATTTCCTGCTCAGTAAGCCTTCTCTGCTTCTTGGTCTTGGAACCGTATTGTTTAATTTGCCAAGTAGCGCCTTCAGTAACGTTATTGAACCAACGCTCAGTCTCGCTTTGAATCAAACCAGCAAAGTTGAACACTCGCTGCTTTGGCTCTTCAAATAAAGCTGGAGCTGGACTACGATGTAATGTATAAGCCGGTGCGTACCAGGAATGCACCTTATCTTGATCCCAGTCGGGGAACAACATTTTGAAATCGCCGCCAAGGTGTGCCGGCATTGTTATTGGGCGAGTACCGGATGCGATCAGTTCCATAGCATCTCGGAAGGCGCTCTTCCACTCAGGCTTTAATTCTTTCTCGGCAACAACGTTCTTAACATAATAATCGTTAGTGATTGAATCAACAACTTTGTCAATATTGTTCTTCCACGTATTGATATTCTTAGGCGATTGCCAATCTTCAATAGCAAGGTATGCGTCTGGGCGTTGAGATATTGCCCATAGAGCGCCATACATATATGTGTTATACGGCGACACGTGCATCAGGAATACAATCACTTTGTCGTAGCCGGATAAATCTTCGCCAGCCGTGACCGGTCGTTGTTCAACCTGCCAACCCATATCTTCTAAACAAGAGACAAGACTGTAATGCGCAGTACACAAACCGATCTGAGATTTCTCATGAAAGTTGCGCGTACAAGCAGCACGTGTAAAGCCAGTCACCAATACCTTCTTCATACTATATCCTCTAATTCTTTAACAGGTGTAATAAATTTTGATACGAAAGGAACTTCAGACCTTGGAAGATCACCTTCGCGCCTTTCGGCATATTCAACCTCAAATACATGGTCGCCATACTTTGCTTTGTAGGCATCGACATACTCTTTAACGGTGTATGATTTACCGGAACCCAAAGGTTCATAGTCAGTCATAGCAGCAGGACACTTGACAGCTCTCACTAGAGCATCCACAATATCGTCAACGTGGATAAAATCGCGCACACATGTTCCGTCTTGCGTTTCGTAGTCATCACCAAAGATCTTGAACTTCTTTGTTTCTCTGGCACGTTCTAATGACGCAGGCAATCCTTCTGGGTTTGTTGGAGTGCCGCCGCCGACATTATAGAACCGGAATATGGTATACTCGTCGCAAGTATCCTTGATCATTTGCTCTGCCATTAGTTTAGAGTGGCCATACGGAGAGTCTGGGGAAAACGCTGCGCCCGTGGACGCAAACACCATCTTAGCATTAGGAAACGCACGGATGACATTCAAAGTGCCAGTCACATTTGTATCATAATAATCTAATGGTCGCTTTACGCTTTCCCCCACCCTGACCAAAGCCGCCAAATGGACAACGCAAGTCACGTTCTCCATAGGTCTTTCCATCGGTTCACGAATGTCCCATGTGTCGATGTCCATCCCCAGCGCGGTTATCTTCTTTTTCAAAGCAGAGCCAATATACCCTGCCGATCCAGTAATTACTATCAAAAGAATCCCTCAAGTGATGATTTTTCTTCAAGAGCTTCGGGGTGATATTGTTTCAACATATCGCCACTGCCCTTTTCCTCAAGATAAACATACCATTCATCAGAATCCCACATACTTGGGCTAACTCCATTCCAAAGCGGCTTCCAAAGCTGATGTTCTTTATTTAATCGACGATCGTCAACAAACTGTCTACGGATCGTTTCATATTCCCAACTACCTAATTTTAACATATTTTCACGGAAATAGCAAACTAAACTTATACGTTCCATATCCGCAAGCGTTTTGCCTTCTGGCGGAAGAAGCTCAGTATTTCCATGAATGCCGTCATGGTTGTTGATCAGTAGCAGATCGCCTGGACGGATATTAATCGCAACCCTAAACTCAGGCAGCACCAAATATCCACCAGTCCACTCTTGCTCGCCTTTGGCCACTACTGTTAGATTTGAGAACCCTTCGTTCAAATCGCCAGCATCGCGGTGGGCGGCTGTTCTGAAGTTCTTGTTCACGGTTACTGTGGTGAAAGGCGTATCTTCGCCCGAAACTCTAAACCGTGGGTCAAGTTTGTTTGCGGCAGTTTCTTGTACAGCAAATCTGGACGGGAGAAGCTCTTCAAACTTAGTAGATAGCTTTCTCATAAACGGATAGCACATCTCATAGTTGTCTCTGTTGTGCTCAGTATAGGCTGTCGCACGACCGTATGGTATTCTAGGATAACGATCAAAGAACCCAGCAATACCGGAGTTGACCGCATTAGCATAGGTCGTATCTGAAATAAATGTCTTGCGGACTATTGTGGCATCTTTGGCAGCGTCTTCGACAGACATCTGTTTCCACTCGGCAACCTTGTGATCAAAGAACGTAGAATAGTTATATCCGGCATCAGTTACTTTAGTTCGTAGCCAAACCATGCCGCGAGTATCGTCTGCTTCTTTGTTCTTATACTTTTCGATTATACCGTCAACGCCTGAGTCCTCAAATAAGGTTTCTCTTGGGTTCATGTAATAATCGAACACTTCTAAATGGCATGATGTAACCCAATCTCTGCCTTTACTGCCGTCAGTTTCGCCGCCTTGCTTGCCTCTTGTGGCACCGGCAGCCATACCTCGATTTTGAGTCGGCTGGGCTGCTTCTAATAAGCCATCATAAGCGCCTTTCTGTTCTTCGGTCGTGAATACGTTTCTTCTATACTTGAAGATCACATTACCCTCACCGTTCTGCTCACCGAATGCGAGCGGAGCGTAAAAATCCATATCTTCTTCAACTAATATGTCATAATCTTTATCGCTCATATATTCGCCAAGATCCGCTTCGCAATCGAGCCACTCTTTTGCTGTAATTACTTCAACCATTTTATCACCGTCACTCATTATTATCGCTTTCTAAACTTTCCCAAAACTCCGACCTTATTCTCATCGAATATCTCACGCCAATATAATCATCTTCACTATCAACCAAACCTGTCAAACAGGCAAGGAGTAAAATTTGGAGTACTCTTTGAGTATACGTCATTAAATGTATTTTGTCAAGTTATTTTTTCTTAATTTATCTAATTTCTTTTTCTGCTTCTTAGCTTTCTCGGTTCTGAGGCGACCAGCACGTTTGGTGTAAGTCAACCCCTGAAGGTGGTCATATTCATGCTGTATAACTCGAGCAGTAAACCCTTCAAATACGAGCGTGTCAGTTTCACCACTGTGATCGCTGTATCTCATTCTAATTTTAGAAGGACGCTTGACTTTCACGAATAAACCAGGAAAGGAAAGACAACCTTCTTCCTCATCAATTTCTTCCCCTGTACTGTCTACAATCTTTGGGTTGAATACTGAGAAAACATTTTCAGGGTCATCAGGGTGACCGACAACAAAGACATCTAGGGGGATGCCGACTTGCGGAGCAGCCAGACCGACACCACGGTTGGCCAACATTGTCTCTTTCAATTTCTCAAACAATTCTGTTGGGTCCATCTGCGGATTATCAAAATCAAACTTCTCGGTCGGTTCGTTCAGAATCGGGTCATACATACTTACAAGTTCATACTTCATTTTGCTATCCTACTAAATGATTTAACTTTCTCAAACCGTATTTGACTACGGAACTTATCTATCAACACATCGCCTTTGGTGTGGGTAATAATAAACACATTAGCGTCTGATAATTCATTCAACAATTTGGTCAGTTCGTCAGTACCGGTAACATCAAGGGAATTATCAAAAACCTCATCCAATATCAATAAATTCGTATTGGTAGAATTTTTCAGCTTGGCGATTGCGCGCCACGTCAACAATAAAGCAATGTCGATACGTGTCTTTTCGCCTTCAGAGAAACTGGCATATGAAAATTCATCACGGTGTCTGCTTTTAATAATTTCATTAAACTCTTCATCAAGCTCAAAGTTCACAAAGAAGTCTAATGCGGACAAATACTTATTCACCAGCTTGTTCATAATTGGAACGTATTGCTTGATGATCTTGGACTTGATACCGCCGTCTTTAAGCATAGATGAAGCGACTTCATATACTTCTCTACGCTCGACGAGATCCTTCCTCTTAGAATGCAAAACAGCTAGGTCGGCACGCAGATCTTTGAGTTTGGCAACATTATCTTTAGTACTGCCGGTGGCGGCATTTTCCTGTAATTTAGCTTCAAGAATCTTGATATTCTGCGAGTACATATTCATTTCAGTCGAACAATCGCGCAGCTTATTCTGCGTAGTGTGTATTGACGTCTGAACGTTTCTTATTCTCTCCAGCTCATCAGCCAAACCAGTTTGCTCATCTTGTAATTGGTTTATCGCGTTCATGGTGGTTTCGATAACTTCGTGAGTCTGCTTAATCTTTTCGGTCTTAACTTCAAGAGCAATTACTTGTTCACAAGTCGGGCAGCTATCGTTGTGGTCAAAAAATTCAGCCCTCTTAGTGGCATTCTCAGCTTTACCCTTCAGCTTTGTCAGGATAGTATGGATCTTGCCGTATTTGACTTCAGACATTTCTTTACTGGAGATAGAAAGGAGTAAGGCATCAACTTCTTCACTCAACACCTTGTGGAGCGATTCTGAGGAGCTGTATGATGCTTGATGGTCGGCTATATCCGATTTAATATCATCTACTTGCTTCTTAATGTCAGACTTTAATTTGAGCAGATAGTTCTCTTGGATTTCTATCTTATCGGCAGTAAGGTCAATCGAATATTTAACTTCGGTGAGCGTCTTCTTGTTGATAGAGTTGCGGTCGCGCAGTAGCATATTCATCGTAGAGAATATTTGAATATCAAGTAGATCCTCAATAACAACCCTTCTGTCGCCAGTGCTGAGCTGCATGAACGGCGTGAAAGAGGCGTTGCCAAGTATTACAATCTGCGTGAACGACTTGTAATTCAGCTTTAATATTTGAGCCTCAAGGTTCAACTGATAGTCGCGAACGCTTCCAGGTTGGTCAACCAACCCGCCGTTCTTATATATCTCAAACTTGTTCGGCTTCATCCCCCTAACAACACGATATTCATTAGTGCCGATAGAGAACTTGATTTCAACCTCAAGCCCCTTATCATTAATCGAGTTGATTAGCTGATTCTTTTTAATATTGCGGAATGGCTTGCCGAAAAGCCCGAGCGTCAGGGCGTCGAGTATAGTAGATTTACCCGCTCCATTTTCTCCGGTTATGACTGTGCTTGGTGAACGGTCGAGCTGAATTACAGTCTTGACGTTCCCTGTGGATAAAAAGTTCTTCCACGAGACTTCAGTGAACTTAACGATGACAAAATACCTCTATTCAATAGTCAGAGCTTCATTATATAACGAACGTACCAAATTGTCAAGTTTTTTCTTCGGAATATTGTCAGATAGAGCTTCGACATATTTTGACAGTATTGTCAGCGTGTCTTCGGCTTCATTCACAATATCATCTTCCGATTCTAGATCAAGGTTCATATGATCGTCAACAATCTGGATATTGGTAGGATTTGATTTGTATAGCTTATCAATGTACATGTCAAACCAGAACGGATTATCGCATTTCTGCTTGATCACTTTGATATATGTATCAGCAAAGCCGTCAAAGTCTACATCAAGCAGTTCTTCCATAGTCTTGCCTGTTTCGTTGTAAAACAGTTTATGGAACATTGAATAGGGGTTGCGAACAAACTCTAGCTCGCGAGTTTCTGTGTCGTAAATATGGAATCCTTTCGGGTCTCCATAATCCGCCCACGTCAACTCGTATGGGCAGCCAAGATAATTAATGTTCTTGGTTACTGATTTGTGGTGAAAGTGCCCAGAGCAAACTAAATCGAACTTAGAGAAGTCGGAGATTTTCATCCCGTGCTCATTCATATTACCACGATCCATCAAACAGCCAGCGATCTCAAGGTGACCAAATAGTACCTGAGCTGACGTATCGTTCATAGCTTTAATTGCTTGAGCATAATTTTCATTATTGATCCATGGCATAATTAAAATGTCATGACCGTCAATAGTAATATCAGTCGGCTCGGAATAATAGTTAAAATCCTTCTCGTCAAACAATTCACGCATTGAGTTGACGTCATTGGTGTTCTTAAATGGAACGTCATGATTGCCGACAATAACGTGTAAGTCTAACCCCTTCTCAATACAAGGCTCGATAAACATTTCTTTCATTCTACGCAAGGTCACATAGTTGATATACTTTCTGCGGTCTACAATATCACCAAGGTGGATAACAGTTTCAACGCCGCGCTTCTCAAGCTCAGGGAAAAAGTGTTTATTATAGAAACGGTCAAAATAATCTAAGAACTTTACCGAGTCATTACGAACGCCAAAATGCGTGTCTGTTATCAGTGCAACTTTCATACAGCAGCCCAACCTATTTTTCTACCAACGGATTCTTCAAATAAACTTATTATCTTGTCATAGCTGATCAGCTCAACGCTTTTAAAAGTGCCAAGGAACTCACTCAGGTCTTCCCAGTCAGTCGCTATCATCACAGGTATACCGTATTCGCTTTTGCCGCCATAATATTCTTCTTCACTCAGACCATAAATGTCTATTCGACCGCCAGCATAATGTTCGGTAACTTCATCATATGAAATGGTATCGCCTTTCTTCTTGCCGCTTACAAGAGAATCTTTTTCCAGTACTCTCGTTTTCTTCACAGTAAGACCGCGATCAATGTACCAGCCGGTGTGCCATGGACCCATCATATTCGTACTATAGCTGATCATTACTTTTCCTCTAAGGTTCTGCGGGTCTTGACCTTGCGTCTTTTATTTTCCTCAAAGTCCTCGACAAAACCTTTCATATATTCGTTAGTCCATTCGCTGAACTTAACTTCGTCGTTGAAGTTTTGCTGACTATCGTGAGTCTGAGTATCCGCCGTGATGCCTAGAAGGTTGTTATGCTCAGAATACTTCATCTTAGTGTACAAGTATTTCTTTTCTTTTTGTATTCTACGCAGAAACGCATAGTAAATAATCTGAGTGAAGTACGCAAACGGATTCTTAGACTTTTCGGGATTAAAGTTATCAATATACTGCAGGCTGTTCTCAATACCGTCGCAGATCATTTCATCGCGAAAAGTGTAATTGATGAAGTTTGGCTTGTAAGACAAATGCGTGGCAATCTTCATGATACATTCAGCGACATAATCCGGCACAACCGGTCTCTTCTCGCCAGCTTCTTTGGCTTCTAGTACGGATGTGCGAAATTCACACATAGCCCCAAAGAACTTTTTGTTATCAACATAATATGGTTTTTTCTTCGCATTCTTTGCCATTATTTAATCCTAGTGTATTGATGTATTCGCGCTGTATGCATATTCAATGGTCTCATCATAATCTTCCGGATCAGAACCACCCATGAGAAAAGACTCATCCTCTGATGTTGCTTCTATAATAGTCTCCATACACTTATTATAATATAAAATCAAGTCAATGTCAACCTTTTTTATGGTTATTATATGCTCTTGCCTTATCTCAAATTCATTCTGTTCATCCGGCAACGGAACCCACATCGACGAGACCATCACAGGTGCTTCTCGCATTTGAATTGTGAAGGCAATGGGATTGTTCATTTTGACAACCCAATCATTCTTGCTCACCATCTCGCCGAGGAGAGTTTCACCATTGACAAGTTTCAGCAAGTAAATTTCACTCATGAGACAAAGACTCTGCTAGTTCGCGGAGAGTTTCTGCCAACTCAACAAGGAGGTCAGCGTCCTTCTCATTATCGGTGTTTATTTTAACTTCCAAGTTGATTTCCATTTTCAATTCCTATATTGTATATTTTATAATCAAAATTTTCTTCATTGTACATCGCGACCCTGACTGCGAAATGCTTTAGCGTATGATTCTTCCAAGACTTGTGACAAAGGTCGTCTGATATATCATACAAGGTAGCGACACTCTTGTTCTCACCTTTACGCAGTCCCCGACCTATAGATTGGAGATTACGGATACGAGACTTGCTAGGACTGGCAAAGATAACATTATGAAGGTTTCTAATATTAATCCCAGTTGAAAAAGTCCCATAAGAAGCGATGATAATTGCGTCATTTTCTTTCTCCGTTATTGCTCTAACTTGTTCACGTGTTTCGGCATCAACGCCACCAAACACAAAGAATACCTTTCTGCCTTCAGCCGCCGCGTCCTGTATTTGCTTATACAAAACTTCGCCATGCTTCTTAACATATTGGAATAATACAAGTGTATTCCCTTTTCGTGTCAAAGTC